CGCGTGATAATGCAACATGTGTCCACGTATTCACTGCAACTACATCAGTAGATGTGATTACTGCAGTACCATTAACAGTAAATGCAACTTGATTAATAGAATTTAATGATAGCACGATTGCAGATTGCGGAGTACTAGTACGCATATCAATTAAAATTTGAGTTGCTCCAGAATTAACTGTTTGATACACCCATAGTTCAATTGTAAAATTACCGTTGCTAAAATTAAAATCAGGTTGACTAGGAACATTAAGAAAGTCTCCAGTACCATCTAAATTTAAACTTGAATTACCAAATTTATATTCTAATGTAGAAATCTTAGCATTTCCGTTTGCAAACACTGCTTTTGGTATTCTATCTGTAATTGTTTGAAATCCAGACTGCTTGCCTACTAAGTTTACAAAATTACCATCAAAACTATCAATCACTCCGGTTGCAAGTACCGTAGTGCCGTTGGTATCATAGTAAGTAATAGTATCACCTACATTCCATGTACCTGTTTTATTGTTAATTTTTAATCGTGTTTTGCCTATACCTGCAAACCCAGTTGTACCCGAATATGCATATATCCCTTTATCGGCAAAATATGTAAATGAATTTAACCATTCAATCCTAACACCATTAGTTGCAACAAGAGTTTCTTGATTTGGAGTGATAAATGTGACAGAATTAAATAATGCAGTAACTTCCTTACTTGCAGAGTTTGCAATACTTCCATCAAAGAACGCACCTTTACCTGCATCGTTACTGTCGTATCCATATGGATCAGTGCTACTTGTTGTAGAACCTTTAGTAATAACTGAAACATTTCTTATGTACGGACTACGAGATGAAACTAAAAAGTTAGATGCAAATCTAAATGCATATCCGGTATTGTTAGTACTATTAAATCTGTAACCAACGATAGATAAATCTTCAATTGTAGTTTCGCCGTTTAGTAAAAATGCATCGTTATCGATTGTTCCGACTGTTGGTTGAACAGTTACCGATCGAAGACCTGCACCTTTGATTGTTACACCTACTGGAATAGTTAATGGGAATATCTCAGTGTAAGTACCGGAATAGATGTAAACAGTAGTACCTGCAGTTGCTACTGATAACGCATGTTTTATTGATGCAAACGGATTATTTTCATGAACGCCTGCATTAGTATCATTACCGTTAACCGAAACATAAAATATGTTACCTTGAGGTAAGATTAAGTCAATGCCATTAACACTTAATGTATCAGCAGTAATATTAGTAGTTTGGATATTACTAATGTAGCTGGTGCCCCATTCTTGTCCGCCAGTTGTTGGATTACTACCTAAGTCGTATGTATTTGTTTGATCAGGATTAATATTACTTGTAATATCAGCGTTAAACGTAACGCTATCAGTGTTAGCATCACCTAATATGATGTCACCGTCGGCAGTAATTGTTCCGGTAGCGTGTACATTACCAGTTACTAATACATTTGAATTAATATTTACTTGACCTGATCCATTAGTTTTAATTTCTAAATTAGAGTCAGTTGTTGTTGCTTGTATAATGTTTGATGAAATCTGTATGTTGTTATCAACGATTAATTTACCTTGATATACAACAGGATTTGTACCAGATGGTTCTAAACTAATAATACTGTTGCTACTAGCAATAATATTATTATTAATAGTAAATGACGCAATATTAGCTTGAGTTGTTGTTTCTAAATTTGTAGTACGAGTTGTACCATTAACGTCAAGTGTGTATTGTGGCGATGCTGTCTTAATGCCTATCCGCCCGTTTACTACATCTAAAAATAATAAGTCGGTCTCAAAAGCTAAATTCACACCGTCGCGAAGAAGGTTTGCTTTTAAGAGCGGACCAGAAATTCGACCAACAGCCATATACTCTCCTTAACCACCGCGTTTCACGGCTAACCACCTTACATTGCGGGTTTACCACAGTTTCGTCTCGTGGGATTTTTGGTCTTATCCCAGCAGTAAAAGTATTTATCCTTAACCGAGTATAATGGCCCATGTGTTCATAATATCGTCTACCTCGTCTGATGTTGCAAATGATGCAGAACCAATAGCTGAGTCCCAAATTGTTCCGTTAAATACTTCCCATATCTGTATTTCTGTATTAAATCGTGTTTCGCCAATTTCTGGATCTACCCGTCGCTGACTGTTGTCACCTATTGGAATTACTAACCCAAATGTTCCACCAAATTTAAAATATCCTGCTGATGTTCCTTGCATTGTTAACACTTGATTGGTGTTAAGCATTATGTTATTAGGTTTAAATACTAAATTATTAACATTAATTGATGTTGATGAACCGTTTGGTGTTAAAAAGAAATCTGTATTTGGTAATGCAGTTGTAATAGTGTTATTTAAAATATGAATATCGTCTATTTCTAATAAATTAGAAAATAAACGAGATGAATTAATTTCAGCAACTACTGTATTATTAATTCCAAATCTAAGTGTATTGTCATTTGCGCCCGGGGTTAATTCAGGAGTAATATATGTGTTACGATCAGTATCATACAAATTAGTAAAACTTTCTAAACCATCAGGAATATTATATCCTTCGTATAGATTAGTTGTACTATTATGTCTAATTTGTCCAACAGCTGACAAGTAATTAGTAGTTTCGTTACTGTAAGGTAATTTTAGATATTCTGTAGAATTTATTACAGTAAGACCAGTACCCGACGGAGTAAGTACAATGCTCTTTTGTAGATTAGTAGTTGCAATCGACCATCTATTACTAATAGTTGTGTTAGTAAATTTTATCTTATCATCAAATACTACGCCGCCTGTTCCGTTAGCAGATAATGATAACGTATCTCCAGATGTGTTAGTGTAAATTTGGTTGTTAAGTATTTTAACACCATTAGATCGTAAATACGAGGTAGATCCGGTTATTATTAAATTGTCTGTATTGTGTAAGGTACCAGTTAACCTAATATTTCCTGTTTGATTTATGTCTCCAGTTAATTCGACTAATCCAGAAATGTTAACATTTCTTAACGATGTATCGCCATCGATAGTAGTAGTTCCTACTGCAGTTAAGTTGTTAGATACTGCAACATCAGTTGATGAAATCTGAATTTTTCCTGTACCTGCAGCTACTAATCTTAAATCAGTATCAGTTGATATTGTTGATATTGTATTATTTGTTATTTGGGTAACATTATCAACATTAAGACCTGTTAGGAATGCAGTTTTCCACGAAACATCGCTTGTGCCTAATGTATAAGTACTGGTAGTTTTTGGTTTAAAAGTTTGAGTCAGTCTTGGAAATATAGTTAAAGTATCTAATACTTCATTACCTAAGAATACATTTCCTTTAACATTTGTTTCCCCAGTTACATCTAATAACCCAGTAACATATACATTAGTATTAAGATAAGTAGAAGTTGATGCAGCTAAAAAATTAACAGGTCCAACTAATGAATCAATGTCATTATCGTGTATGCGAATGTTTCCAGTTTGAATTGCAGTCATATTGATGTTTGTAACACCATACTCTGTTTCAAAAACTAGTCCGCCGGTTGCTCCAAAGTCAATATGTTGTGCGTTAAACACAACTTGGCCAGTTTCTTGGTTAACATAAAATATATCACCTACACGAAAATCGCCTTTATGATCCATACTATCGTAAAAGATTCTTGCATCGTTGGTTGCAACAATTTCATTTTCTTGAAATACATTTGATTTATCGTTGCTTGAGATGTTACCAGATCCAACATAGCTAAAATTATGTCCAGTTAGATAACCTCTTGTATTTGTTCCGTCTGCAACTACACCGTATGTACCGTATATATTTGCGCTGTTAATACTTCTAAACTCTGCACCATTAGTTAAGTAACTACCTCGTTTAGCATAATAGGTAAACGAGTTTAACCATTCAACCCTAACATTATTTTTTGCAACTATAGAATCTTGATTTGGTGTAATTAACGTAACTGCGTAACATAGTAATGAAGGAACAATGTTACCGGATAAATCTGCATCAGTACTGTCAACTAATATGCCGGCACCAGCATCCCCTTGATTAAATCCTAACGGATCGTTCGTTGGAGTTACTGAACCTTTAGAAATTATTGTAACATTTTGGATATATGGACTTTTAACTAATGATTTAAAATTGTTAGCAAATCTAAATGCGTATCCGGTATTATTAACAATATCAAAGAAGTAGTCTTGAATTGTTAAGAAAGAAACAGTAGTATCACCATTTAATAAAAATGCATCTTTGTTGTTTGTAGCAATCGTTGGTTTAATAACAACTGCACGAATACTCATCCCACGGACACTAACTCCTAGAGGAATTGTTAATGGGAATATTTCGGTATATGTTCCAGGAAAGATAACAACTTCGTCACCTACTGTTGCGATTGCTAGTGCTGCTTTTATCGTTTTAAAAGGAGCATGGGCGTGCATACCAGATAATGTGTCATTACCTGTAGTTGATACGTAAATTGTCTTACCAGAAGATAACGCTAGATTAATACTATTAATTGTAATATCAGACGATGATGTTATATTAGTTGCAGTAACGTTGCGTGTGTACAAAGTTTGCCAATATTTACTTAACGATCCTAACCCGTATGTACTATTATCTGGTATTATACTACTTGTAATATCAGTATTAAATGTTACGCTATCAAGATTGTTATTACCAAATGTAATAGTACCGTCCCACGTAACATCACCAGTTGCGTGAAGTGTACCGTCAATATTTACAGTTGAAGTTGTAAATTTTACTATTCCGGTACCGTTAGGATTAAGTTCAATGTTACTATCAACTGTAAGATTTTCTATTTTTTGATTAGTAAAACTAAGGTTAGCAGTCTGAAGTTCAGGTGCTTTAATTGTAGGATCAGTAGTTTGATTTGGACGTAAGTAAATCGTTCCGAGAGGATTTTGAATCTTATTTGTAAGTATTGAAAAGTTAGCAATATCAGCTTGTGTATCAACAACTAAGTAAGATGTTCGTGCATCTGCAACCGACAATTGTCGTGTTGGTGCATCGTTTTTAATGCCAATTTTGTTGTTATTAACATCTAGATACAGTAAGTTTGTTTCAAACGCTAAATCTTCACCGTTTCTTAATAAGTTTTCCGAAAGAAGCGGTCCGCTTACTCTACCCATTTCAATACCCATAACAATTCCTTAATTACTTGTCAAAGCCGTGTAAGACTGTAACTACTTTTCCTAATGGCACAGGTGAATTAAACTTTAAATAATATCCAATTGGTGACTGTATACTTTCAGAAATTGTAAGTTGTGTGTTCACTGCAATAGTACTAGTAGTGGTTGCATTACTAATCACTGCACTAATTAACGCGTCTGTATTTGCATCAGATACTGATGAAACAATAGTTGTACCATTAGGTATATTAGCGTGTCCGTTGATCGTTGCACCTGTAATATCTAATGAGGTGTAAATTGCATCTGCACTTTTAATTTGTCCAGATACTGTTGATGTTCCTGGATTTGACACTGCTAATGCATAACTAACTGAACTAGTAGTTGACGAAGTAACGGTAAATGTTCCGTTATATGCAGTTGGCATATATCCAGTTACTACAATAGAAGACCCAACTGCAAATGGTGTTTGTGTTAACGCTGTAAATTCAAGAGTTGCAACACTTGTTGACCAAGTTGCGTTTCCGCCTAATACATGACTATTAAAATACAAAGTTGTTGAACCTAATGGTGCAGCAAAACTTAATTTTGGCGTATAAGTTCCAGCGCCAATAGTTGGATTTTGTACAATTGTATAATTAGTATTTGATAGCTGAAGAACATTTTCAACAACAACTAAAATATGTTTAGCCATTTGAGTTACATCCCAAGTAATTCCACTTTGTACAGTAGTTACCGGAGCAGGCGATAATGGTCCAAAATATAAATTAAGACTGTCTCCTGCACCTAAACTTTGCTGTGTAATTAGTGTAGGTTCTTTAAATCTCAAACTACGCCAAGTACCAGATTGATAAACTTCTAATTCACCACCTGTTACTATGTCAGTATTGTATCGCATCATACCGTTTATAGGTGCTACGGGTCGTTCTGCAGTAGTACCAGATGGTAATGTTACGTTGTTTGTAGTAGTCATAACAACACTATTAGTCATGTCTACATATAATCTTTGATCCCATGGGGCTCTACGATTTAAAACTTGCTGACGTAAATATCTCATGTTATACCGCCAATATGCTTACTGTAGCTGTGATATTGCTTAGTGAATCGGTTTTTGCTACTAACGAATCTCCAGTACCTAATACCATTTTTTCTTGATCAAAACTAACAGTTTCACCTGCAGGTACTGGAAGACCGTTAACAATAATGTTACTAGCACCTGCTGTGCCGCCCGATGGTACTGCGTAGACATACAATAATGATTGATTTAAAGTAGGTGTTGCAGGTACATAGGTTGAGGTATTGCAGAAAATAAGAGTAGTAATTGCTCGATCTCCTGATCCTGACGCTAGTGTAGTGTTTGATGATGTTACTTCTGTGTTATAAATTGCCATATCTTATCCTTAAAAAAGCATACTTAATAGTACTGCTCGATTTCTGCTTACTAGTTCGTCATTGTTATATGCAGTTGCACCATAAGTATTATTATTTGTAAAATATATACCTGTTCGGCCAGGCCCTTCAAGATCTTTTGAATATAATTTTGTTTTACCTGTTATTGCAGTTGTTTGACTTGATGCTTGATCATCTAATGTTAATACTGCATTTACTTCGACTAAGTTAGCATCAGATGTTAAAATTAAAGGATCAGTTCCGGTATTTTTAATAGTTGTACCAAATAAATTTAATGTATCAACACTTAACCCAGACGATGTAATAATTGCACGTTGCGTTGTATTAATTTTAAATATTATTTCTGAAGCAGTAGTTGTTTCAACCATTGCTGTTATAGAACCAGGAGTACCCGGAACATCTGCTGTTTTTTTATAAATTGTGTCAACGTCGGCCATACTACCTAAAAACGGGGTAAACGTTGGAGCGGGTTTTAAGTTTCCAGAAACTACGTAGCTGTTAACATATAATTTAGTAGTAAGACTAGAATCAATTAATCGATTTTCGTAAGATACCGTGTTATAAGTTGAATTGATTACAGTTAGTGTAGTATTTGTACTTCGTAAATTAAATGCAATACCATTTGTGTTTGTACCATTATTTGAAATTGCACTAAGCTCAACTGATGATACTTTTAAACTTGCAAGTGTATTGGTAGAATCTCTAGATGTTGATAACACATAGGTTCCGTTTTCAGTTGCATTTAATATTGGATTGTAGTGAGTTACTGCTTCTTCGTACAGCATTTTAGCAGTTAACACAATAGTGCCGTCGCGGCCTCGATCAATAGAAATTCCGGCAGACCCTAAGGTAATACCATTACCATTAGTACGTGGTTCACCATTGTTTAATACTATAATGTTATCTTTAATCGTAGCATTTGTCGATTCAATCGTTGTCGTTTGCCCTTTAATATCAAGATCACCAGTAATAATTACAGAACCAGTAGTACCAGTGTCTAATGTGATAGAATTACCAGTAGGGACTTTTATTCTGTAATCACCTTCACTAACTTTTAATATTTTTGACATTCATATTCCTTAAAAGAGGGCCTCACGACCCTCTATATAATCTTTATTAAGCGTTATCGATTTTTACAGATACACCTACAGTAGGTGTACTAAAAGTCCACTGTACTACTTGTGGTTGACTGTTAACTAATGGAAATTGTGTACCGGTGTTAGGATAGATTGTTGCTTTATGGCTAGTTAATTTAACAACCCAATATGTGCCGTTTGCACTATCGGTTGCATTAATAGTCATTTCGCCTAACGCAGTAGCTGCAGAAGATTTTAATTGAGCAACAACAGGAGTTCCACTTGTGTCAGATGTATTAACTTTGTAACGATCTTTTGCAACTTGTTTAACGATATCAGCTTGTTTAGAGCTTGAACCAGTAAATGCATATGCAATGATACCTGGATCTGGGTTAGCAGCAGTACCTGTAACTGCAGTATTTCCAACCGGGCTTGTCATAACAACAGTACCTAATGTTACAGATTGTGTTGCAGTTGCAGTTGGTACAGTTGTTGAATAACCTGAACCAGCGTCAGTAATTAAAACTTCTTTAGCTTTATATGTTAATGTAACAGTTGCACCAGTAGCTAATGGGTTAGTTGCACTAATAATAGAAGTTGTGCGAGCACCAGTAGCTAATGCACCATCTGCATAAAGGAATGTACCGCCGTTAGTAACGTTAAGTGTTTGAATTACACCAGAACCATTAACAGTTGCAACTGTAAAAATAGTACCGTTACCAATAGTAAATGTATCACCTTGACTGTAATTTGTGCCGCCTACAAAAGAACTAACAGTGTTAACTTGTGATGTGATAGTTGCAGTAGCAGCTACACTGTTTAATAAGTCTGGTGCGCCTGTTAATGTTACAGTTGGGCGAACTGTATATGAACTAGCAGCTGTTACTGGAATGCTAGCTACACCTTTACCAACGATACCATCGTCAGCAATTGTTGATATTGAACCGACGTTGCGGTTACCAAAATATTTTTTATTTAATGGACGTCCCATTTGATTTCTCCTTTTGACGTTTTATGTCATACGCAGTGGGTCACTGCATAAGTCCGCAATTACGGCACTTATTTGACAAAGTATTTATCCGTAGGTGATACCTACGCCTATCTGATTTACAATAACTAAATCACGATGCGGATAAACTTGATTGCTTCTAAAACTAATTGCAACACCAAATGACTCATTAGCAACATCTGCACTTGTTAAGGTAGTTCCCCATTGGTTATCAGCACTTCCGTATACATTTGTATTGCCAATGATAGGAATTAATGGGCTGTTTTCACCTGTATACATATTACTCTGTACTGGATCAACAGGACTAGCCATATTATCACCAATATATTCACCGTTGAGTCTAAGTTGTATGCGTAAATCTTCAATTCTTGAAAGTCGATGTACATCTAAATACAATTCTATACCAATTACATTCAATCCTGCATCAGGAATATCAAATTTAGAAAACCATAATTCAGTAGTATGACTAAGGAATTTTTCCATCCATAGTCCACTAACTGTATGAAGTGGTTGTCTACTAGTAATAGGATTGTCTGGTGTTAATGTGCCGTTGATATTCCACTCAACTAAAGGTTGAATTAAATCAGTGTGTTCACTATATTCGATAGTTATTTTAGGATGATAATATTGTGTAGTCATAATGTATTTACCATAAAAAAAGGGCTCCTAAGAGCCCTTTTGTGTAAAATAAAGTTAAGTAAACCTTAGCTAAATTTAACGTTACCGTTAGTAATACCAACACGACCTAAATAGTCAGCAGCGTTACCTAAAGATGATGCAGTGTTAGACAATTCAACATAACCATAACGTGTCATGAACGATACAACTGGTTCAAATGTTGATGGATCTAAAACAACACCTGATGACATCAAAGGAATGTAAGGGCAATAAAACGCAGGAGCGTCTGATTCTGAACCACCTTTGTAACCAATTAAGATTGAAGTGCTGTCTTGTGCATAGCTGTTTACATACACTTTCAATGAGTTGTTTAATGTACCAACAAATTTTGTGTTAGTCGGAGCTTCAAAAGTACCTTCAGTTGTACGAGCAAAAGCTGAAGTAGTAGCTGATTGTAAAATTGTTAATGCAAATGGTGATACAACAGCATAGTTACCAGCACCACGACGTGTACGTTGTGCAATCAAGTTGCTTACACGGTTGATTTGAACAGCTAATGCAGCGTGTTCGTCACCAACAAAAGTTGCTGTACCAGAAACTGCAGCTTGGTTATAAGTTTCAACGTCTGAACCAGCTAAAGTTAATAATGAAGTGATAATTTCTTGATCAATCTCAGCAGTAATTTCTTGAGCCAACGCAGCCATAATTTCTGCTTCTACATCAATACCTTGTTGTGATTGAGCATCTTGAGCAGATTCAAATGTCCAGCGAGCTGACAACTTACGTGTTTTAGCTTCAACTGTTTGTTTCAAGATTTGAATACTCATTTTTTTGCCTGGTTGTCCTTCTAAAGTTGCAGTTGAAGCTGCTTTAGCATTAGAAGTTGAATCATTACCTGAATAAGCTTCTGCAATTTTGAATGGACTCAATGCTTCTTCGCCTGCTACAGTACTATTTGAACTGTCTGCATAACGAACACGCAATGTGTGGATTTGGCCAACTGGGCCAGTCATTGGTTGTACACCTACCAATTCGTTAGCAATAACGGTTGGCATTACACGTCTAATTACTGGTAAAATTACACGGTTTAAAGTTGCAACGTTTCCAGCAGAAGTAGCACCAGCAGTAGGAGATTCTATCAAATACTTACGTGTATTTTCAAGTGTTACGCCCATTACTGATTTTTTTGTACCTGACAAGCCTTCTAAAAGTGCTTGTTTTGTTTCTGCCCAACGGCCATTAAGTAGTTCTGACATTTAAATTCTCCTAAATTTTTATAGACCAGCGAGGCGGCGGATATCAATAATGTTTGATTCATCTTCGCTGCTACGGGTGGTTGTGGAAACAATCTTGTTTCCGGTTATTTCTTTAGCTTCTACAAGAGCTTGTCTTTTTTGTGGTGCTTGTTTACCAGAAATTACTGCTGGTAAATATTTTTCAAAACTTTCGTTAAGTTTTGAAGTTTTTACACTCGTCATCAATTCGCCCATAATAGAGCGTTGTTCAGCGTTTAGAGGAGCCAACAATTCGCTCATAACTGCTTTTCTTTCTTGCGACTCTTTCAACGCAACGATTTCTGCTTGTTTGCTTTCTAATATTTGGTCAGCTTTGACAACTGCATGTGCAGCTTCATTGATGGCTAAATTTTTCATGTCTATGACTTTGAGCAATTTTGCAGTTTCGGATTTTTCATTCAAGTAGCTCGATTGATATTCAGCAGCAAACGCTTCGAATAATTTACGACCAAAATCTGTACGACGAGCTGATTCAATATCTTCTTTTAATGAAGTAATTTCAGCGTTTAAGGTTTGACCTACAACACTTTCAACCATTACTGCTGCGCGTTTTACAAATTCTTGTTTTACTCGTTTGATTTCTTGACGACCTTCACGAATCAGACGAACTTTTGATTCGGCTACGTCTTTTTTATCTTTATAGAACTCTGCAATTTCTTGTGCAAGAGCTTCTACTACGAAGTGTTCTAATGTGCCAAATTTATTTGCCATTGACATTTGATCTTCGTGTAATTCTTTAACTTCTTGTGCTAGTTGACGGGTAACAAATGTGTTAACAGTCTTTGCGCTTTCGGTCATTTTTCTAGCAAATTTAACTTTCATTTCTGCTAGTTGTTTACGATCATCTACAAATTCGCTAAGTTCACTTGATAGTTGTTCAGAGATCATACGATCTACTGCTTCAACCATAGTGTTTTTATCATGCTCATATTTTTGAGCAAATTCTTCGCGTAGTTGTTGAGCAACCTGATTACGGTTTTCTACAATGCGTGATTCCCATGCTTGCTCAATAGACTCTTTGATCTCTGCCGAAACCACATTGTTTTCAAATAAAGTTTTTAGTGCATCCAACATATGTGATTCTCCTGTACTATTGGAGTTTGCTTATTATATTCAATAAGCTCTCTTTGAGGTATTTTTGCGCTTGAGGATCTCCTCTAACTTCTTCCGCTATGCGAAAAGATTTAAGTCCACCTTTTGTATTCATTAGGTGTTCATAAATTGGCGTAGGGTAAGCTCCTGGTGCGCTAGGTTGAGCTACCATATCAACTGTGATAATCTCAAAATCTGAAACTTCACCGGATCCGCTATCACTAACGTTACCAGATCCGCGTGAACTGACGCCGAGTTTCACTCCGCTTTCTAACATTGTTTTGATTAATTGTCCCATTGGTGTTGGTAAAATTTTAAGTTTACCGTAACCATTTGGACCTTCCATCCACATGTTAGTTATCATATGTGAAACTCGGTCTAAGTTTATTTTTAGATCATCTGGATGATCTACTTCTCCGAGCACAGAATAACCGTTTTGAATTTGATCGTTGAGGGTTTTAACAGCCTTGCTAATCTCGCTCACAGGATACACACGTTGATTTGCGTTACGGATACCGCCTTGTATACAAATACCGCTCATATACAAACTTTTTCCTTCCTTGTCGTCGGATTCAACGATCATTTGTGCTTCGTTGAAGCTAAGGTTTTCTCGGAGATGTAACATATATTACTTTCTACCTGGTATCAAACTTCTTGTGTTTGCTGCTTTTTCGCCAGTGCCTTTTCTTTCACTACCGTGTCCTGCAGGTACTTTTTGTAACTTAGGAGCTTTTGCGTTGCCAGGTACATTTTGGTTTCCGCCGTCCATTTTAGTTGTTGTAGGTTTTAATAATCCACCTTTAGTGCCTTCGCCTGAAGCTGTGCCACCAAATTTAGGAGCTACGCCGCCCATGTCATTGTATTTAGGTTTATTAAACAAACTTGTGTTGTTATCACCGTTGTTACCATGTTTAGGTAATGCAACTTTGTTTACATATTCAAACATGCTTTGGAATTCATTTTCTTCTTCGCCAGCGCCAAATTCATCGCCGCCCATCATGTCGCCGCCAAATTCATCGCCGCCTAATTCATCATCAGCACCAAACATGTCATCATGTTCTGGTTCATCTTCTTCGCCAGCTAATAATTGTTCAAATTCTGATTTTAATTCGTCTAATGCATCTTCAAGATCCATAACGCGATCTTCTAAACCTTCGTCGCCTTCTTCATCACCAAATTCGTCATCACCAAATTCATCGCCTTCTTCGTCGTCAGCACCAAACATGTCATCGTCTTCGCCTTCTTCGTCGTCAGCACCAAACATGTCATCGTCTTCGCCTTCTTCATCATCATCAGCACCAAATGCGTCATCTTCGGCATCATCATCTTCTTCTTTAAATTCTTCTGCTAATAATCTTTCGTAAATCTCGCGTGATTTACCTACTACGATGTTGTGAAAAATATCTTTTGCTGCTTCATGATCTTCGTTGATCAATGCCTCAAGCATGGCTTCAAATTTTGTACGGTCAGTCATGTTAATCTCCTGTGATAAATTTTATACAAGGCTGTCTTATATTTACACTACTTATAAAAAAGAACGTAAATATGGGGTCAAACCGGTGGTTTTTTAATATTTTAGAAATTATTTATGCCGCCGGGGGCGGTGTTGAATACATTGAATGAACAAATGCTAATTCAACCTCTTGTTCTAAAATATGAGCTTCGCTGCTCTTACGTAATTCGTTAATTTGTCTGAGAGACAACCGTGTCTTGCGCGTATCTGACCGCTGCATTAACGATTTATCATCATTTGGATTATACCGCATATCGCTTGCAACATGTCTTGTGTTAGGGTCAATGTAAAAAAGTTCTCGTAGTATCATATATCTATTTATCCTATCGATGGAGCAGCGCCACCCATGGGTGCAGCTGGAGGCATGCCACCGCCCATGCCGCCCATTCCTGCATCCATGCCCATTCCCATATCAGCAGGAGCGGCTAGATTTCCTGCCATACCTAAGTCTCCCTCCATACCTGCTGCGGATAACCCTGCACTACGCAGTTCGCCTGCAGCATCTGTATGTGTAGGCTGGCCTTTACCTTGTTCTTCACCCCATAATCTTTCATTTTCTGCCATTTCATCTTCATTTAATCCTAAAAATCTCTTAAGTGCAAAGCGTTTACTCATGTAAGGTACGGCTTGTATTGTATTAAACGTATTAATTCTTTCTGAATCTAATCCTGCTTGCCGAGCACTGGCAAAGTTCATTGGAGGATTAAACGCTAATTCAAATAGATTAGCATCAATGTTCATTCCTCTAGAGAACATATACATTTTAAATTCGTTTGTAAACGATTCTGTAATCAAACTTTGTAATCTTTCACAGTATTTGTTAAATCTTAACTCTTGAATGTATGCTGTACCAACACGTCCGTCATTAAAACTTGCTTGTGAATCATCTGCACCTGTTGGTAAGTAGCTACTTGGTATCCGTAAACCTCGAAATAATTTGTTTGTAAAGAATTTTAAGTCGTCGATCTCACCTAGATTAGTTCCGCCTGGTAGTGTATCAACTTTAGAACCACGTCCTTCTGCAGTTTGCGGAAAGAAATAGTCCTCATTTATTGATAATGGATTGTATGCACTGTCAATAACGTTCTGACCGCCTCCACTTTGACTTGGAATTCTACGTTGATGTATCTCATTTTTAACTCTTTCTACAAACGCCATAGCTAAATGACTTGGCATATTACCTACGTCAATGTGGAAAACACGTCTTTCAGGAGCTCTTTGTATACGATAAATTAAAATAGCATCTTCTAAAAGCTCTTTTTGCTTATAAACTTTGAAAATATTCTCTAATAAACTGTTACCAAACGGATAATTGTTATCTAAACCTTCTGATAATGATAAATGTACAACGTGTTCGGCGTTAATTGCGTATTCTGTTTCAGCCATACCAAATCTAGATCCCGAACTAGCACTAGGATACGGTCCTGATGCACCTCGTTGTGCGCTTTGTGATCCCATATATCCTGCACCTGAGGTCATACCGCCGCCCGATTGTCTAGGATTAATATTAGGAGTTATCTGTGTAGCAACTAAATTTTCAAAGTTAGGAGCTAAGTCTTTAATAATATATTGTTCAGGTTTCTTTCCATCGCTTTCATTTACAATGATTTTTACAATTTTACTAGGATCAACCCAACTCCATTTCTGTGTTTCAGGATCTCTAACAAAGAATGCATCACCATACTTAAATACATTTCGAACAATGCGAAAGATTTTAGTATCAAATTGTTGTAATTTGTTCCATTGTTGTAAGTATTCACCTAAAATTCGTATTTCTGAATTAGTACCTTTACTATTCCATCTAACTGTAAATGGACTTTTTCCATCTTTTAGCTTTTGTGTACAAAATTCAGCAAGAATGTCTAATGCTGCATTAATTTCCGGGTCGCTATCCATTACTTCGTACTGTTGATATCGTTCAATACGATTTGGACTACCAGTATAAACATCAGGCAGGTAGCTAGAATAGTTAGTTCTAGCAGGCCCTGCTTTTGAATTGTTTGATAATCCAACTGTACGTGATACTTCACCGTTTGTGTCAATTGGTGAAAAGTGTTTTCGCCATGCCATAATATATATTTCCTTAATCTTTATGCGTATCTATTGCCAGTTATACTTTTTGTTGCTTGGATTTGTTTGCGGCTATTATTGCTTATATCATCTGTATGCTGAGCCATTTGTCCCATAGTCTTATTTAACTGCATTAACGCATCGTGCAAATCTTTTAATGTTACGTCTTTAGCAACAGGTGCTTGCACTACTGGAGGTGCAACTGGTTGTGGCTGCGCAGCCGGTTGTGGCTGCTCAGCTGGTTTTGGTGGAGTAACATCTTGCGCAGTTATTCCTGATCTGTCTGGTGTTGTATCTTTAATTTGAGCATGTGCGCTTTTAACTTCAGCTGATTTGCGAGAATTATAGTCATCAAATCGTTCAATGCCAAACTTTTTATACATTGCATCAACATGTTGGTCTTCCTTAGACTTAGGTTTAACTATTGCTGGAGGTATAACTGGTTTTTCTGGTTCTTTTAAAGTAGCAGTAGCATCTTTTAATTTAGGTTTTTCTGATTCTTTTACAGTAGTGTTAGCATCTTTTAATTTAGCCTTTTCTGCTTCGGCTTCTGCTCGAGTAGTAGCACCTTTGTCTAATTTTTTTATTGCGGCTGCTACTTTTGCTTGTTCTTCAGGTGTTTGATTATTAGGGTTAGATTTTACATCCTCTATAGCTACAGCAGGTTTATCATCTTTAAAGAAATCTGATATCGACGATCCGGCTTTACTAAATGTATCCGAAATTGTATCAAAGAATCCTTTATCTTCTGTCTTTTCTTCAGGAGCTGCAACATCAGTAGGTAACTTAAGACCATTAATTGAATCTGCAATTGCATTAGATTTATCTTTTAAGCTATCCACTGCTGATGCAGGTTTTACATCAGTTGCAGATTGATCTACGTTAATAGGTTTAATGTCTGGAAACATTTTGTTTTCGTTAAACATTTTTGACATTGTGTCACTAGCAGACTCAAAGACGTTACTAATATCTGGTGTTTTAAACATGTCCTGCGCTTTAGCAAATATGTCTTCATGACTTAACATTGGCGCGTTGTTAACACCATGTAACTGTTCACTTATGTTAGCAAACGGTTTAGAAAAGTCAGGCTGTAGTGTTTTAGATGCAACATGTTTGGCAATTTCTTCAGGATTTACAAAAGGCGTTGCGTTAGTGTCAATACCAAATTTAGTTTTTTCGTCTTTTTTAACTTCATCGGGTTTTAATGCAGGTTTTGCAACTTTTGATTCTGCATCCATCCTAGTATTATAATCTTTAAACGTTTCAAGACCAAACTTTTTATACATGTCTTTTACATGTGCATCTTCTTTAGTATCTGCAGGTTTTTTAAGATCATCAGTTTTAGGTTTTTCTGGTTCTTTTTCTTTATATCTTCCGGAGTTTTTCTGTCTTTCAATTTCTGCTTTTTGTGCTTCAATTGCTTCTGGACTATTATCTACTTTGCCAATACCTTCTTGAGATCTTTTATCTGCAGCATCTTTTTCTTCTTGCGAAATTTCTTCGTATGTTACGTTACCTTTTGCAAACGCTGGTTTATCATCTTTGAATAATCCAGATATCGATGACCCAACTTTGCCAAACGCATCCGACACAGAATCAAAGAAGCCTTTTTCTTCTTTTTTCTCTTCAACTTTTTCAGGAGCTTTAGGTTGTTCTTTAGTTTGTTCTTTTTTCTCTATACCGTCAACTTTTAATGCACCAAAAAGTTTTTTGTTAAGTTCTTCTGTTGATTTAATTGGATCAATATCTTTAAATCCAGCTTTTGCAGTTATTATTGCATGCTGTTGCTGCTGTTCAATAAACGTTTTACTTTGTTGATAATCTTTAATTTTTGCAATAGCAGTATTTTCAGCATTAATTGCATCGGCTTTTTGCTGATCAGTAGTTGCATCTTTATGAGCCTTAATTGCTTTTTCTAAATCCACCCCTGCAGGACCAAGAGATGCCATTTTTTCAGCACCTTCTTTAGTTCTAATACCGCCTGTTTGAATTTCACTAGTTACTGTTTCAATAGTCTTAGATAATGCTGCAAATTTATCTTCAACAGGTTTAGTTTCTGCAGGTTTAACTTCTTCTTTTTTAGGTTCTTCTTTTTTAGTGTCAGTTGGTTTAACTTCTTCTTTTTTAGGTTCTTCTTTTTTAGTGTCAGTTGGTTTAACTTCTTCTTTTTTAGTATCAGTTGGTTTAACTGCAACTTTTTCCATAACTTTAGCAGTATGCTCAGAAAGATTTTTTAACGCTGGTTCAAAATTAATGTTTTTAAGTTTATCAGCAACTTCACCTAGTGATTTAGTAACATCTTTCATTTGAGTAGTAGCGGCAGTAAATGTTTTGTTAATTTCAGACATTTGAGGAGACGCTGCATTCGCTTGTGTAGCAACGGTATTCTTAACATCTTCAAAATTTAATGCGGGTAATTCTGACGAAGTAGCTGCTGTATTTTTCATATCAGGTTTCATTTGTTCTGATATGCTGTTAAACAATCTATTCATTTGTGATTCGTTAGCAACTAACTCTTTACCATGTAACTCTACTAATTCACCATTTGGGTCAAAAGATTCAAACATATCTTTAAATCCACCACTTCCGCTAATAAAGCTTTCAAATGATGGTGAACCTGTTGAACGTTTTGGCGCAGCACTTGGAAGAGTCTCGTAGTTTTTAGTAGAATCTTGAAACTCTTTACGATTTTTCTCGTATGCATCGGCTAGCTTTCCGGCATCAAACGGAAGTGCTTTTACAATAGCATCACCAATTTCTTTTCCAATTGCTGCAGGAGTTGCTTCTGCTTGTGTTCTAGATCTAAGTGCTTCGGTAAGTTTTGATTCTGCTCCAATTACTTCATTAGTTTCTTTTACAAGTCCGTTAAATGCACTGCCGGTGCCGGCAGCAATGTCTTTTAATACGCTGTCAGCTTGGTTTATAGTTTGGCCAAGTTCGCCACCTTTAATCTTTTCGCCTTTTTCGTCAACACCCTTTCTATCTAATTTAGCCGATTCATACAGCATATTTCTTGCAGTACTTGCATCAATGGTGTTGCCTTTGTTTTTTTCTTCGTCTATCTTAGCATTGATTTTTTGTAATTCGAGATTACCGGTATACATTTCTCTAGTTTTATCAGCAGCTGCACCGGTAGCAAAAACACCCATTTGCTTATACGAAGTAGAATTTTGAACTTCGGCAAATTTACCTAGAAATTCTTCATTTTGCTTTTGCGAAGCTAGCCTAGCTTCGGGAGAATTAGCTTCTGCAGATGCTCGAGCTGCTTTTAAAAGCTCTGGCCCAGCATCTCCCATGCCAGCAATAGTAGCAGCTCCGTCATTAGTTCGTAGGCCACCGGTAAATTCTTCAGTAAATGCATCTTTAACTGCCTGTGGCGCGTTAGCCATTTGATTCATGGCTTCTTTATATCGCTCTTGAGCCTCTGGATCCATCATAGATAACGCCATCTGAGTTGATGCTTTTTCAGATTGTTTTTTTAAGTTAGCTTCTTGTTCCTTTCTAGATATCCCAGAAACTCGAGTGTTTTCATCCATTGCTGCAGCCATGCGCATGGCAGATTCAATTGCGTTTTGTTTTGCTGTTTGTTCAGATAAGTCTTTGCCTTGATTAAACGCTAAAGACGCTTCTGTAATTTGATTAAGTTCGTCGGTTGAGACACCAAGTTGTTTTAATCTAGAGCCTAACTGAGATTCTTGTAATCCTTTTGCAATTTCTAAAAAGTTTTGTTGGGTTTTATTAGCGTTTGAGCCAGCACCTTCTAGTTCACGCGTAGAATCACGAAGCATATCATTATATTCGTTATGCGTCATCCTTGCGCCTTTAACGGCTTTGTCAAATTCCCCTAAATTGTTGCCCCAATCAGCACCGTACTTTACAGATTCTTTATTAGACTTGTTAACATCAAGTACAGCGTTTCCAAAATCTCCAGCAATTTTTCCTAACGCGGTACCAAGTGCGCCGCCGCTTTTTTGCAAAGTACCGGTTAGTAAGTTTAACCCATCGGATGCAGTTGCTGATCCTTCCCAAACTTTTCGTAGTGCGCCAGACACGTTACCTGAAATATCAGCAATGTCACCAAACATGTTTGATTTGCCGTCACTACTACCACTACTACTGCTAGCAGTAGTAGACGTGTTAGCACGCGGATTTCGATTGTTTTCTCTGAGTAAATTTCTTATTTCTTCAAGTAGTTCGCGTTCATCAGCCATTTTAAAAATCCTATAATTTTGTGTATATAAATACGGTTAATATATTTATCCGGAGTTATAAATGGCACAAAATCCTTTACAAGAGTTTTATAGACAACCAAAAATCTTTGTTGCGTTACCATCAAGTGGAATGTACAATAAACTAGGCAGCTTAACAGGTGATGCAACTCACATGCCAATTTTTAGTATGACAGGAATGGACGAAATTATCGTAAAAACACCAGATGCATTATTGTCAGGTGAAAGTACTGTATCAATTATTAATAGCTGTTGCCCAAATGTTAAAGATGCATGGGAAATAACGTCGTTAGATACTGATTTATTATTAACAGCAATTCGAATTGCAACATTTGGAAATGTATTAGAAATTATACATACCTGTCCAAAATGTAGTGAAGAAAATGAATACGATATTGATTTAGGAACAGTAATTGATCATTTTAGCAAATGCAAGTATGATAATACAATTCAACATAACGGATTAACAATAAAATTGCAACCGTTAACTTATAGACAAACAACTGAATTTTCACTTCGTAATTTTAAATTGCAACAGCGATTAGTTTCAGCAGGTGCAGAGTCAGATGAAAAACAAAAAGAAATCGTTAGTCAGTTATTTAAAGAGTTAGGTGTTATTCAAAATGACATATATTCGGCTAGTGTTGAATCAGTAGATACTGGAACTATTGTAGTTACTGAACCTAATTTTATTTTTGAATGGTTAACTAATTGTGACAAAAGTGTGTTTGACAAAATTCGTGATCAATTTAACATTAACAAAGACACTTGGAAAATTCCAGATGTTAGCGTTAAATGTACATCGTGCGGCCATGATTCAAAAGTATCAATTGATTTAGATCAAGCAAATTTTTTCGCTCCCGCCTAGTTGGGATGTCGCGCAGCGACATTGGTGATTATCTCACTAGGCTAGACAATGATGTTAAACGATTTAAACTTGAATTATATAGAATATGTTGGTACATGAGGGGTGGTATAGGTATTAACGATCTCCTATATAATTTAGGGATGGAAGATCGTAACATTATGTATGATATAATTAAAGATAATATTGAATTAACTAAAGTGTCACGTATGCCACTTATGTAATTATTATAATAATATCAATTCACCTTTAGCATTTCTTTTAAATCTAGTAGTATCGGTATATCTAGATCCAGGTACATTTGTGTTTGCATAACTAGCTGGGTCTACTTCAGGCTCAGCAGGTCCTGGTTGTACAGGTGCATTTGGATCAGTTGGTTTAGTAGGTCCTGGTTGTACAGGTGCATTTGGATCAGTTGGTTTAGTAGGATCTGGTTGTACAGGTGCAGTTGGATCAGCTGGTTTATCTTGACCTGTCAATTCTGCAATTTCTTCTTTTGACATTTTAACTACTTTAGCTACCATTTCTTTAACGTCATTTATTGAAATTTTAAGTGCGTTCCACCCAATAAATTCCATTCCTTTTTCATTATTCAGTACCGATGCACAAATAAGTTTTGCAATTATATCGCGACCTTTATCAGTATTAATATAATACATTAATGCTAGGGTAAGTTCTGGAGAGAAAGCTTTAATTATTGGACCAAAAACATAACCTACTAGCGGCACTGCGCTAACTAAATATCCAATAGCAGTTATTGCTGCTTGGCCAACAAGCCGTACTGCCATTCCTGACGCAATTAGTGATACCATCATACCCATCTCGTATTGGTGACGTTGGTCAAATTGGTCTTGTGTAATTTTTTTTGAAGCTAGCTGTTTATCATAGATTAGCATGTTGCTGTTGTAGTTCCAAATTGGCACTCCTATAGCTCCTAACAATTTAAGAATAGCTACACCGCCTGTTCGTATTCTGCTACCAACTTTTATAGATTTATCAAGTCTACCGCCAGTAGGTGCCATGTAATTTTTTATTGCAGTAGTTAGACCTGATGAGAACAAATCATCAGTAAATCCTTCATTTAAATTTTGGTGTGGTTGAATAATTTCACGTACTTTCATAATAGTCCTTTTAGGATATCCCTTATATAATATGAATATTTATTAAAAAATATATTTCATATTAAAAGATGAACTAACGTTCATCTGTATTTCGCTATCGCTCAATACTATTCTCTCTAACAACAATAATGAAAAAACAATTAAATTATAAATGAATTAATATAATTTAATTATTTTAATAAAGAGATATCACTTTTGAAGTCAGATGCACCCTAATAAAAATAGATGCATGATTTCACCCCATCGCCATGGAATTTGCAGTAAGAATTTATATGACTGTAGACTTTTGCTATTGGCTACCTCCGGACCAACACTTACAGGTATTTTTAAGATATAACTTTCAGGTGCTTTGTATATCATTACAAAATTGTTACTATTACTAGTATTCTACAGATTTAAAGCCTATGTATTCTTTTTCAAATACAGCTAGACCACCATTCCGATTAAACAAAGCATTGACGTCAATGGACGTTGCTTTTGGCATCCTCTCGCGTGAGGGTAGTGTTTAAAAGCCGTTGCACAATCAACGATTTGAGCAGCGGTTCTCGTTTCCAGAACTTGTCTCAGCAGTATTACAATCCGGCCTGCTAACCTTATGTTAGTGTGAATTAAAAGTGTTTTGTGTGTTTTGTCTAGTATTTACAAAAGTGTTTTAAACAAGGGGTTAAAAGTGGTTAGTTGTTACGAGCAGCAGCTTCTGCTAAATCATTAGCGCGTTCGTTACCTGGATTACCTGCATGGGCTTTAACCCATTGCCAATCTATAGTGTGTGCAGCAGCAACAGTTTCTAATTTAAGCCATAGATCACGATTTAAGTAATCAGTACGCCCTTTCTTTTTCCAATTAGGAAACCATTGTGTAAAGCCATCAACAAGATATTTTGAATCAGAATAAATTTTAACTTTGCATGGTCTTTTTAAACGCGATAGTGCTTCAATAGCAGCTTGCATTTCCATGCGGTTGTTAGTAGTTTGTGGTTCTGTTCCAGAAAATTCTTTAATGACGTCTCTGTATTGCATAGTAGCACCCCATCCGCCTTTACCTGGATTTGGTACACATGCGCCGTCTGTATAAATTATTACGAGTTCTTCCATAGTGTTTTGTGTTAGATTATATTGTGTTTAGTTCTTAAACAAATATTTATCTGAACATCTTACTCACCTTGTTAGAAACGATTATACAGTAATAGTGGAAGGAAGTCAACTAATCATTTTGCCAAACATAAAGTTTTAACAACATCTTTATTTTCACTCCAAAAAGAATCGTAATCAGTAAACACCCATTTACCGTTCTTTTTGGAGTAATAGTCTACACTTTTTTGTAGTTTAAATTTTTTAATATGTTTATGTTCAAACGCAACATAAGAGCCTTTGCGATTAAACTTCATCATGATGATATTAAAATCATCTGTATCAGCAACTTCTAAAGTTTGCTCAATCCAAGTATCTAAAATCTTAATTTCGCCTGCAGTAAACAATTGATGAAATGGAAAATCAGCATAAGATTTACATTCAGCATTAAAGTGTTTCCAGTTTAATGGCGGTACAATATCACCTTTCATCGCACGAATTTGTCCTTCATGTAAGAAGTCTTTGCGCACTGAATTCTTACCTCCGATGTATGCACCGCTGCCCGGCACCCGCATGAAAGATGCATTATACAGTGAGCTTAAATGTTTTGATACTGTGTTTTCCCAACTATTTCCTTTTGTTTTAGATTTGCTTGGCATACTGTTCCTTAGTGTCTGTGTTTGATCTTTATTTTAGTTATCGGATCTGCAGTGCCATCTTTTATTTTTTGATCACGCTCTGCTATCAATGCTTTAGCGCGTTTACTAGGTTGTTTAGGAGAAAAGTGAAAGTAACGCCAATCTTGTACAACATTACGTTGATCTTCACAATACTTTCTTAACTTAATACTAAGTTTTCTCATAGCCATTAATTCTTTACGTAAATCTACAACAGTTGATGAGTTTTGTATAGTAACCCAACGTTGATGTGCTTTAAAGTATTCATTAAACGCATTCATTATTTCGTCGTGTAATTCTTCATTTGGTAACATAATAATTCCATATAATAACTATTTATTAGTCGTGAGAATGCCACTCTAAAAATAAAGTGGCATATTATTACGATTTTAATTTACATTTGTCACCGTGAAACAGAGTATAATGATTTTTTGCAATCGTCTTGTTACAATGCTCGCATGTTCGTTGATGTTTAAGTTGCTTCATCGGATTGTTATCTCCTGAATTTTTTAACTTGGACATTTGTTTATTATAGTCAGATGCAGATTTTCCATACATTGGATTTTTTTCGCCTTTTAATCCTACTTTAGGATTTCCTTTTAATGATTTACTTATATTTTCATTATGTGTTGCTGGGCGAAATGCTGCATAATTTTTAACACCATCGCTTTGTTTTTGTTTAACTTCTGCAGAGTGATGTTTTCCAAAGTGTGGACTTAATTCACCCCTTTTACCGTACATAGGATTTTTATCTCCTTGCCTTGCTAAACTTTTCTTTGCACGAGTTATTTTTGACTCGATTCTACCTAATCTATTTCCTGGATCAATTTTAGCATTTGATTGATTAAAACTCATAGGATCGTTTTTAGCATCTAAAATTGTAAGGTAATCAGATTCTAATTTTCTTATATATGATGCAGGGCCGATTGCTAAGATTTCATATCTCCAGTCATTTCTATTTTCTAAAATTAACGGCTTTACTATTTTACTTGAACACAGGTAATTCTCATGGCAAGCTGGATTCCACCCAGCTTGCGTTTTTGATCCTATATACCATTTATTAGTAGGTATGTGAATCCACTGGTAAAGGTACGGTATTGACTGTTTCATTGTATAGTTGGATAATCGTAATTCGTAAAACCGTTTTCTTTGTAAACTCGCAATATGTTGTCTACTCGTCCGATTAATTCTTCTTTATGACTAATTAACCAAATTGACGAATCTGATTGTCTAGCTCTAGCTTTTAAGATTGACAACGCACACTCAATGCCGTTTGAATCAAGCCCGTTGTCTAACAATTCGTCAACAAACAGTAGGTTAATTTTTTGATATAAGCTTTCCCATACATCTCGAAAAGCTAAACTTAACGAAATAATAACTCTATTCATTTCTCCTCTTGAAAGATTATGAAAATCTAAATCCTGTCCAAGTTGTGTAATTTCGACAGTTAAATCATTTTGAAATACTACATTATGCGGCAACCCCATCTTATCTAAGTAGTAAGTTAACCGATTGTTTAAGTACGCTAAATTTTGATCTATGATTTTTTTACGGATAAAACTGTCTTTATTTGTTAGTAGTTTAAGCAAAAACTCTTGGTGATCTTTAAGTGCAGTTGCTTCGTTAATCTTATCCCAACTAATCTCTTGTAGTGCAGCATTCCGCATTTCGTCAATTTGTTCTTGGTATGGATCAGTGTCAACTGCTTTAACTTCTAACTGTTGTTCTAAAGATCTAAAGTTAGTTTGGTGTTTTAATGCTTGCTCAAGTGTGTCATAATATGTATCTGGTCTAGTTTCAATAACTGTAATATTAGCTAGCTCATTGCATATTTTATTGTAATCAGATGACACTTTATCAAAATATTTTTGTGCTTCGAGTAAGTGTTGTTCGGCAGTGTTAAGTAATTCTGTGTGTTTGTGATCGTGTAATTCTTGTTCACAAGCATGACATTTTTTGTTATCAAGTGCGTCAATTTCTCTAACATATTTGTCTCTAGTTTTAGTAGCTTGACTTGATGCAGACTCTAAAGTTGCTTTTTCTTTGTTAAGACTTGATATTGTTGCACGTTGTTCTAAGTACTCTTTTAGTAACGAATGATTAGCAACTTCAGCTTCAATGTCTACACTTTCCATTTCTACAATGGCACGAGCAAGTTTTTCAAGATCAGTTTCTTGTTGACTATACCATGCTTTTTGTCTTAATAACAGTGTATCAATGCTTTGCTGAATACGTTCGTTTGACTTTTTAGCAGCTTCAATATTAGCAGTTTCTTGATAAATTGTATCTTTAGTTTGTCTAACTTGCTCTTTAAGTGTTTCGGCTTTTTCACTTAGTAGAGTAATACCTAACAGTTGCTCAATGATTTCTCTTTGATCATTTGCTCTCATTGACAAGAACGGTTCAGTGTACGTGTTTAGAGCAACAATATGTTTAAACATATCATGACTCATACCAAATAAATGATGTAAGTCTTTTTGTGTTTCTCTCATATCACCTTGTGCGTCATCAGCTAACACTTGTGATTCTTCGTTAACAAAAAACTTAAGAACAGTTGGTTTACGACCACGTTCGATGCGATATGTGTTACCATCCTTTTCAAAGGACAATGTAACTAACATGTTCTTATTATTAATTTTATTGATTAAATTGTCTTTTTTAATGTTAGTAAGAGCAGTACCGTAAAGCGCATAACTTAATGCGTTTACGATTGTCGTCTTTCCGGTTCCATTTCTTGAACCAGCGTCATCACCGCCTTGATCTAAGTTTTCTCCTAGTACAAGTGTTAGGTTTTCTTTCTCAAAGTCTACAGCTTGTGTAGAATTGCCAACGCTCATAAAATTCTTTACAGTTAATTGTTGTATCTTCATAGGTTGCTATAGATTGATAATAATGTATTTTTGTTATATGTTTCTGAGTCAATGTTTACAATTTGAGTAGCTACAATTTCGTCTATACTTTCAAATGCTTCAATATCTACATTGCTTGTTACGTCTATCGATTTGCGTTCTTCAATTACTTTAA